CACTCACCTCGCCTTGCCTCACCGCGCCTGGCCATGCCTGCCAAGCCATTCCGCGCCGGGCCTGACCATGCCCCGCCCCGCCAGTCCACGCCTGCCTAGTCTGCAAACCTCGCAATAGCTTCATGAATGGGATTAAACTCTACTAAATCTTTATACCTTTGATGCCATGATATCATTTCTTTTTTTGCTTTATTTATAACTTGTAACCTCAACTCCGCATCTGACAAAGCAAAGTCAATACTGGTATAAGTTAGATCGTCTTCAATTTGGACGTTTACAAATCCTCGAACAGTAACATCTTCCCTGACAATAACAATAGCTCGCAGCAATTCTCTTGCCTGAACTAACCGATATTCATCAGCAGCCAAACCATCGTCCCATTCAAAATATTCGTGCAGGGGAGATGTTTTTCTCTTTGCACTCTGCAAAACGTCTCTAGCACCAACAAAACCGCCCTTTTTTTGACGTATAGATTCAATCTGACCGCCAACAACACTCGCATTACCGGAGATTCTTGAGCCGTATTTCCAGTCATATTCCATTATTCCTTCTCCGTTTTAACATGAAATAAGCCCCAAGATCCGTTTTTTTCTGGTCTGTATTCTCCAACACCTACGCCAAACCCTGCAAGATTAAACAGGTTCACAATCTTTTCTGCGCTAATAACTGAAGAATTAAACCGGACGGTAATCTCAACCTCCCATTCGTTAAAACCTCCACGATAGCGCAAATCTGCTCCGCCAGTTTTAACGCGGATCATATCCTCACGCATTTCCGGTTTTCCTTTTATCTCTACCAGTTCCCCCTGAACATGAAAAGCGTTTCTGGTGTCGGCCATGGTCATCCCTTCCACGTTCTTTGCTGCTCGGACGGCGGAAGATTTAAAAGCAATTGACGGGAAACCATGTTTTCCGTTCGGAAGATGATACATGCTCGCCTGATATTCTGCTATTTTGTCTCTTTTTGTTCTTGGAGGCTTGACCTTTTCGGGGTCCTGGTCGTCTGCCATTATTTTCTTTGCCTTTTCGCTCCAAGCATGACAAACCAACGGGGAATCTCCCACTAAAATAAGGTTCATAAATTGGATTTTGATCGCTGGTGATTTAACTACTTTTTTTTGTGCCATGATACTGTCTCCGTTTTTAAAATTATGGGTTAATGTCTCTGTTTACTTCTTTACCATGACTCGCCTGCTCCTTCCGTCCAGTCATCGTCGTTAGGTTTGCAGGTCTTGTGGTGTTCGATTTCGGATCCACTTCCTGCATTCAGTTTAAATGCTCCGCAGTTGTTACACTGCAAAATAAAATCGTCCGTCCCGTCGTCCATGGGTACTGTTGTATATTCAACCATTGCTCGGTGTATCTCCTTCCTCTTTGTTAAACATCGTTCCGTCTTCAAGGTAAGTGTAATCATTCCCCTCAGACATTTCCTGTGCGTTCTCGTCGGAATACCTGTAAGCATATTGCTCATAACCGCTTTTCTCGAATTTAGCACAAAGATCCATATACTTATCCTGTACGGCTTTAATTACAGAATCAAAAACCTGCTCTATGTTCCCACCGACATCTGTCTCAAAATCAAAATCAATATCGTTCTTTGATGCGTAACAATATCGGCCTTTATTCCCCGTTGACCTGATTGTTAAATAGTTAGAAATCACATTCTGCACACTAGGTTTTTTAATGCTTTCCAGTTCTGCCTTTACAAACGCTAAAACATCAACATCACAGGAAAAGCTCAATCCGTCTCCCTGGCAATGGCCCAAACTCCACTGAAATTCTGGGTTTGTAAAATACGGGTTATCCTGTTCAAGTAACATTTTAAAGTCTTCTGTCAGCATGCTCGTTTCATCAATCGGATCCTCGCCAAACATCTGCTGCACCTTCTGTTTGGCCTGTTCTGAAAGCTCCTGATACTGGTAAAGATTATATTTTCTGGTTATCGTGTCCATACTACTTGCCTCCTTTCGTCTTGATCCGGACGGCTATGTGGTTTATGTTTTCATGGTACTGAATGGCCGGAATGTCTGTATGAGGATAGTTGTAATCAACCCGGCTTGTGACGACTTCCCCGTTCTTGCTCTGCCGGTGATCGTCTTCAAGGATCTGACCGTTTGGCCCGTCTTTGTGATTTACTTCGATATGCGCCCAATACTCATTGTCTGAAGTTCTGCAAACTGCAATTGATCCACCTGGGAATTTTATTATGTGGGTTTCCCTCGATTAAAATAACTTTAGCTGTATCGGCCATGGCTTGTCCTCTCGTATGATTTTATAGTTAAATGTGTTCAACTCTCCGTATTTTTTCAATTTGTACTAATACGTCGTAAAGCTCTTTTTGTGTCTCTTCTGACAAGGTGCAGGTTTTCATTTTTAAGCCTCCGAGTTAATTGTTTATTTGGCGTTAAGTTCTTTTATTAATCTTGCTGCAAGGCGGATTCTATCTTTAATTTCATTCTGCATGTCAATAATAAGCTTTTCAACGGCTGGCGTTAATAGCTTGTCGCTCCTTTTAATTTCGTTTAACTTATCATGTAACAAACAAAGGTCATAAATTATATTATTTTGTTCTTTTGTGTTTATAGTGTTAAATTTTTTCATGTTTTTAGCTCCTGTTTAATTGTTTATTATCCTTCGTTTTTAACAATAATATCTTCAAGGTCCTTTACTCCGTCCAGGAAGTTGCAACAAGATTCATAATTTAAAAATCTTATATTTGAAGAATTTAACTGACTTTCTTGACACCAACAATTAGAAATATCAATATATACTTTAGGCTCGTTAAAGCTGCAAATAATACGGAGTTTTCCAAGTTTTGTTTTAGAAGTTATAAGCCCGTCTTTGTAGGTTACATTTTTAAACAATAGTCGGCATACTTCAATAATAGAATCATAAAAAGAATGTCCACAATCACCATTCCCTACTAAAGTAGTTTGATTTAAAATATACTTATAATCTAATTTCATTTGTTTAATCCCTTTGTTAATGATTAATAATTGTTTATCCTAATACCGGAAGTCCACCAAGTATTGAATTGCGGAAGTAATTAGAATTCTGTTCAATTGTTGCGCCTTTGTTAATTCTTTCAGCAGAGGCAAGGCGATAGTTTTTATTTGCCGGCGGATCCACTAAAATAATAATTCCCCCGTTATGTTCTGATGTTTTCTCTTGATAATAAAGATAAAAACTTTCAGAAGGAAGCAAGCACTGTCTTTTAAACCAAATTTTTAATTCGAGCATTAAAGCGGTTTCTAAATCTGCGTAGGTTTTCATAATGCACCTTTCAAGTAATTGATATTATTATTTAAACATCTTAAGAAATAAGCCCTTAAGCCTATTTCCTAAAAAGTTTAAAAAGTTATGCAAAACAGCCGTGTTCTTCCTGCCATTCCAGATATTTTTTTCTTGCAATACAAAAACATTTCAAAACCCGTTCGTCTTCAATATCAAGGTTGAGCGCGTCAATTACTGGCTGTGGGTCATAAGTTATAATAAATTCATGATTTCCCAGTTCGTAATTAATCGCATTAATTAAAAATTCGTCGTCTTTAAAGGCTTCGGCCCGTTCTGTCCGGTGTCTTGCAAACATGTTGTCAAAAGCTTCTACGTCCGTTTTTCGGATCATTCCGCCACCGTCAAGGCCCATAAGTTCCGCCTCCATGTTTTCACGTTTTACATTTAATTTTTTCAAAGCCTTAACAAGCTGATCGTCTGAGAAAGAGAAGGCCATGGGGAAGTTGTTTACTTCGGCCGAATGCTTTGCTTTTAGTTCTGTATATTTCATTTTATGTCTCCTGTTATTATTAAAAAGTTTAAGAAATAAGCAGGTGCGCTTATTTCCTCAAGCTTTTAAGAATTATCTTTTATTTTCTGTTTATATTCTGCCCGGGCCTTTTTTTCATCCTTTCCATATACTTTTGATGTTGTATAATTATTACTTGATCTATTAATTACAGTCAGTTTCCAAATGCCTTTTACTTCAGTTAGAACTATTCTTTTATTGTTAATGTCTTTGCTGTAAACGTGCATGTTTTGCCCCGATAGTTAAGTTCAATTTTTTAGCGATAGTCTCACAAGTTTGACAAATATCATCATGGGTTATGGCTTCAAATTATCTTGATATCCTGAGATATCACTTTTCAGGGCTTCAATATCATAATTCCCATTGGCTAAATCTTGGATGATCTCAACGGCTTGGGCTTCGGTGTTGTCAGAGCCTAACCAGTCATAAATATTTTGTTTTGTTAATTCTGTCATGGTATGGCCTCCAGTTATTTTAAGAGTGAATCAATTATTGTTTGAAGTTCTTCACGATCTTTTATTAACTTATTTACCAAATATCTCAGGGTATATTTGCCGTTATTTTCCCAGACTTTATCATGTTGCAACAATTCAATTGTTGTCATTTTCTGAAAGTTTTCTTTTACCATGTCATTCTCCTGCTAAGATTAATTTGATTTTATTAAGTTGTGGAACGGTTATATCCATGTTGTTTGTATGGCCTGCGGTTGTCATGATTTTGATCGTGGCTTTATATCCAGAATCATAAGGAACAATTTTTTTAAACTGTTCATCAACATAATTAAATTTCTTCTTGTTTCCTGCTCCTGCTGTGGGTGTGGGTTTGGGTTTCTTAATTCTTTCAAGGTTGAAAGCGTCCAGAAGAACAGCCCCAATAATGCCCTGAAGGTCTGAAGTGGTGAGTTCGTCGAATTTGTCCGCAATGTCTAAAATGCGGTCAGATAGTTTTGATAATTCTTTTAATGTTTCAATTTTCATTTACTGGCCTTTCGTTATAATATTTAACTTTGTTTTTCTGCCGTCTGGAAGTCTTTTTAATACCAGACTGCAAGTAATATTTAATGTTTTATAATAGGTCGATTTAATTACTTTCAAGATATATCCATCACTTGTTAATTTCATGATTATTTGTTTTCCTCTCCCTGATGTAGTCGGCCAAAACAATCACAATTCATGTCTTCAGGATGTCCACAGTTTTGATATCTGCCGGACAAAATCCAGACCTGCAAATCATAATCATAACCATCAATTATTCTGCCCGTTTTGTCTGTTATATTGTTTGATGTTCTTGGCATGGTGTAACCTCCAATATTGTTTATATTCTACCTGTACTTATATATTACTAAGGCGAGGTTGTCAACAACCTATTCGTGGTACAGGGAGAAGTTTATAAGTTTATAGCTCTTCATATTGCACTTATTATAAACTTGAAATGTTGCTAAGTGCTTGATTTTGCTTGAGTAGTGTAGTGTTATTTTATTATTATATTTTTTTTTTTTTTAAATACTATTGTGTTAATTATTCTGTGAATTTATGTTGATTTAGACTTTTTATTGTATGGGGGTAACGGGTTATAAATTATAAACTTGATAAAAAGAGGTGTTTTATAAAGTAATAACAGGTAGTTAGACAGAGGGTAAATTTATAATCACAAGTTATAAATCGTATAAACTTGGCCCTTTATGAAGGTATATCAGGGGGTTAGGGGTTATAAATTTGGAGTGTTTTGGCCTCCCGTGTGTATAGGTGGAGGTGGTGGGTAGTCAGGCCGTTCTGGTTATCTGCTTATGGACCTGTTAGATCTTGGCTTTATAACTAGTTGAGCTGCGATAATGTCCAAGCGTTCGCTTGGTAAGTAACACAATACCAATATCACCTATAATACATGGGCTGTCATGTGGTGTGGTGGGCTGTGGGCAGTGCGGGTCCTGTGCTGTGAGCTGTGCTGTGAGGTGGTGAGCTGTGAGGCTGTGGGCTGTAATTTGATTAGATGATTTATTATCTTATTTCTTTTTATTTTGGCCTGGGATTTTCTTACCACACCCCCCGGCCCGAAAGCTGTTGGAGTCCCTAGTTACCTCAGCCCTTCCGTGTCGATAATCGAAGGTAATTCATAATGTAAACTTAAAAAAAGTGGGTAAGCGGCTAATTTGCCGGTTTACGTTTTATTTGTTTAGCCGGAAAAGTCCCAAAAATATATAAAATTGTGTATAGCGCTGCACACTTTTCCCTGATATAAATTTATTAGAGACAAAAACCCAAAAAAATATATAAAAAAATTTTACAATGTTCTCAAGAAAGCAGGGAATTATAAAAAAGTTTTATAGTTTTTACTTGACATGAAAAATATCAGAGGCTATATGGTAGACATGGCGAAATTAAGCGAATCTTTAAAGAATCAATTAAAGGAGGCTGGACAATGGCCCGGATTCATTCGTTTACGAGATGAGTTAAAGCTCCAGGGTTGTTCTCCTAAGGAGGCTCAAGCCAGAGCCGTCGCAGAGTTTTTCAAAAATCCTCCTAAAGTTATTGGCCAGTCTGGAAGTCGTAAAAGGACAGAGACAAAGCCGGCTACGGAAAAAACTTCAAAAAACAAAAATGATAAGAAACAGGATTTAAGTCCTGAAAAGAAACCTGTCGTGGGTTCTGAAAATGGTGTTGTCTCCGATGATGGTCAGCCGGAGGTTAGAAAGCTTCTGGCTGGCCTATCAGCAACGGCAGATCCTTTAAAGCCTGTTGATTTAAGTGTATTTGAAGGGAAGCAGGCTACTGAAGTTGAGATTATAAGGTGGGTTGCCAGAAACATGATGGTAAACGATCCATCGATTGCGGAATGTCCAGACGGATCTGCGTGGGGGTTATTGGCCCATTGCAGACAGAGTAATATGTCCGCCGCAGAATTTTGGAAGACGACATTTACAAAATTGCTTCCGAGTCGAGCGCAAATGGAAGCATCTAAAGGCGAAAAGGACACAGACGGTAGTAAAACGACTGAAGTTATTGATGAATTGTTGAGCATCAGTAAAGAGGCTGAAAAACTATGCGGAAATGGTTTTTAGTGGCGGTTTTAACTGTTTTGGGATCGATGTCTTGCCCACATTACGGCATGGTTCCGAAAAGTATGGCTGCAAATTTAACATTCCGGAAAAATGTCCTTTCAATCTGCCGGAGCGATCCTTTTAAAGCAGCCGCGGTTAAGCAGATGTGCGCTGATGATTTGATGTTTTATATCAATACTTTCTGCTGGACGTATGATCCTCGCCATAAAACTCCTGTACTTCCTTTTATTACTTATGACTTTCAAGACGAAGCGATGTTATCCATGGCCGATTGTATTCAATCCGGTGAGGATTTTGTTGTGCCGAAATCGAGGACTATGGGTGCATCATGGATGGGTCTGACGGTTTTTGAGTGGTTTTGGCATTTTAAGAAAGATTTGAGTTTTTTACTTATATCGAGAAACGAGAAATATGTTGATGAGTCCGGAAACCCAAAAACGCTTTTTTGGAAAATAGATTTTTTACATAAATATCAGCCGAAATGGTTACTCCCGACCGGAAGATGGATGGCGGACAAAGATCCCGGGAGAAGACTTCTTCATTTAGCGAACGCTGATAACGATAGTGTTATTGACGGTGAGTCAACGACTGGTGACGCTGGCCGCGGCGATCGACGGACCGCGATGTTCATTGACGAACATGCAGCTTTCGATATAAATGACGGCTTTAAAGTTTTAAGAGCGACCCGGGACACAACGAAATGCCGTGGATTTAACTCTACACCTCAGGGCGCAAATAATGCCTTTTATGAAATTTGCCATAATTCATCAGCCAGA